CCACAAGGGCCTCCAGGCACCAACGGTGTCACAGGAGCTACTGGCCCTACAGGTGCAACAGGGCCTGCAGGTGGCCCAACGGGTGCTACTGGTGCCACAGGCCCAGCAGGATCAACTGGTGCAACTGGCCCAGCAGGTATAGGAACAACTGGAGCAACTGGACCGTCAGGTCCTGCAGGCTCAACAGGTCCTGCTGGTGTAACTGGAGCCACTGGCCCTGTAGGTGCAACAGGCGATGTAGGACCCACAGGTGTATCTGGGGCAACAGGCCCATCTGGAGCCTCTGGCTCTGTAGGAGCAACTGGAGCAACAGGAATTCAAGGATTAACAGGACCTGAAGGGCAAACTGGTCCAACAGGTATAGGCACCACAGGTGCTACAGGACCTTCAGGAGTTGCAGGAGCAACTGGAGTTACAGGAGTTACAGGACCGTCAGGTTCAACTGGACCACAAGGTGATGCAGGTGTAACTGGAGATGTTGGTCCAACAGGAAGCACTGGTCCAGCAGGATCAACAGGTCCCGTTGGTTCCACTGGTCCAACTGGTCCAATTGGTGTAACAGGAGTTACTGGTCCACAAGGCGTTACTGGTGATACAGGACCAGCAGGTGTTACAGGTGATGTAGGACCTACAGGAAGCACAGGATCCGTTGGAGCAACAGGTTCTACAGGTCCTATTGGCGTTACTGGAGATACAGGACCAACTGGAGCCACTGGCTCTACAGGTCCAATTGGTGTAACTGGGGCTACTGGACCTACAGGGGCTACAGGAGCGACAGGTCCTCAAGGAATTACTTCTGGTCGTAACTACTTTTTTAATTCATCTGTCACAGAATTAGCGGGATTTAAACAATTAGGTGAAGACCCAGTATCAGCAGTAGAGAGTACTACAACTATAAGCATTGTTGGTGGTGCAACATCTTTGATTGCTTCATATATTACAGAACCATTTGACTTTACATTGATTCCAGGTGGAGTACAGCGTTTTATTATGCAGATGACTAAGCCTGCAACCAATGATGATCTTTCAGTATTTGTTCGTTTGAAGTTAGCAGATAACTCAGGAACAGTGCTTGCAACTATTGGCGATTCAGACACATCTTTGACTGGATGGAATGGTGCTGGTAATCCAGTACTTACAGAAACAGATATTACTATTCCAACAACAGGAGTTTCTGTTGGTCAAAGAATGATTGCTGAGATTTACGGTGTCAATGGTGATGCAACAACACATAATTATAGTTTTGTAACAGAAGGAACTACACACTACTCATATGTAGTAACAACTCTTGAAGCACCTGAAGGTCCCGTTGGACCAACTGGTGTTACTGGAGCCACAGGTCCTGCTGGAGTAACTGGCGACACTGGTCCTACAGGATCAACTGGAAGCACAGGTCCCATTGGGGCCACTGGTGCTACAGGTCCTGCTGGAAGCACAGGAGCAACTGGAGACACAGGAGCCACTGGCCCTATTGGAGCCACAGGCTCAACTGGTCCTCAAGGAGTTACAGGAGATGTAGGTCCTACTGGAGTTACTGGAGACACTGGAATTACAGGAGACACTGGATCTACAGGTGCTACTGGAGAGACTGGACCTACTGGAGTACAAGGAGTTACTGGAGATACTGGTGCAACTGGTTCTACTGGTCCCGTTGGAGCCACAGGCTCAACAGGCCCTCAAGGTGTAACTGGTGATGTTGGCCCTACGGGTCCACAAGGAGTTACTGGTGATACAGGAGCAACTGGGCCAATTGGAGCAACTGGTGATACTGGTGCTACTGGACCTCAAGGTGTGACTGGTGATACTGGTCCTACAGGTGCTACTGGTGCTGGAGTTACTGGGGCAACAGGTCCAACTGGACCAGAAGGCCCTACAGGAGTTACTGGTGCTACAGGTCCTACAGGTGTAGGTACAACTGGTGCAACGGGTGCTACTGGTGCTACAGGTCCTGGTGGTTCTGATTTAACTGCGGGACCAATAAGATCAGTCTCAGGTACATCAAGTATTAATTCACAAACAGGTACAGGCGACACCTTTGTAATGAGCACTGGAGATCCAGTCTTTGCAAGTGGTATTACTGTTGACGGCAATATTCTTATCAACAATGGTACTGGTTCTGGTTTTGGTAACTTAAGATTTGGTCCAACTAATGGACTTCAAGCACTCACAACAGGTGGTCAGAACCTATCAATTGGATCTCGTGCATTAGAATCACTTACAGATGGAAATAACAATATAGCCATTGGTGCTGACTCTATGAGATTTGGTACATCAGGTGGCGATAACCTTGCTATTGGTAACTTTACCTTGATGGACAATACAACAGGTGTTGGAAATGTAGCCATTGGTTCTTCTGCACTTCAAAACAATACAACAGGTATTGGAAATACCTCTATTGGTAATGGTTCAATGGATGCAAATACAACTGGTCAGTTTAATACTGCTATTGCTGGCCAGGCATTAAGAACTAACACAACAGGTACTAACAATGTCTCTATTGGATGGCAATCTCTTGAAAACAACAATGCAGATGCAGGTGTTGCAATTGGATTCCAAGCAGCAAGAAACAATACAACAGGCAATGGAAATGTTGTTATTGGATATCAGGCTCTTACTACAAATACAACTCAAGGAGACAATGTTGCTATAGGTAATTTTGCACTTACAACAAGCAATGCAAGTAATGCAAACAGTGCTATTGGTGCTAACGCTCTTAGATACAATACAACTGGAGCATTTAATACTGCTTTTGGAAACAGTGCACTACTTAATAACACAACATCAAGCAACAACATTGCTATTGGAAACAGTGCTCTTTCAGGTACTAATACAAATGGAAACAACCTTGCTATTGGAAACTCTGCATTAGGAAATATTACAACTGGTTCACAAAACTTTGCTTTTGGAAATGGTACACTTCAAAACAATACAACAGGTTCTTCAAACCTAGGTAATGGTCCTGGAGCATTGCTTGCTAATACAACTGGAACAGCAAACATTGCTATTGGAAACAATGCATTAATTGCAAATACAATAGGTAATCAGCATACTGTTATTGGAGTTGAAGCAGTAGCAACTGCAACAACTAATCTTAGTTTTTCAACTGCAGTTGGATACAGAGCAGGTTCAGCCCAAACTACTGGAACATTAACTGCTGTTGGTACTGGAGCATCACAGTTTACGCAATCAGGAGCAGGTCAGTCGCTTGGCTTAAATGCTTTAAGAGGATCTATTTCTGGTGTTGCAAATGTTGGAATTGGAAATGCAGCAGGTTCATCAATAGGTTCAGGAACTGATAATACTTATGTTGGTCAAGGTGCTGGACAGTTCCCAGGAACAGGCATTTCAACACTTGGAGCAATTACTCCAGGTTCAGGCTACACAGATGGATTCTATGGTAATGCTCCTATGATTGTTACAGGTCTTACTGGATACAATGGAAGAACTGGCCTTAGCACAAATCTTGATATAACAGTATCAGGTGGAGTAGTTACTACTGCAACCATTACTAATTCTGGATCTGGTGTTATTGCTGGTGATGTTTTAGCACTTAATACTACTGCACCTGGATTCCCTGCTGGACTTTTGACGGGATCAGGATTTAGCGTACCAATTGCTACAGTAACAACAAGCCAAGGAAACACTGGTATTGGTAGAGGTGCTCTACAATTAGCAAGTAGAGGCACTGGAAATACTGCCCTTGGATACCAAGCAGGATATAACATTCAATCAGGAGCACGAAATGTCTTTATTGGATACCAAGCAGGTATTAATGAGACAAACTCTGACAGACTGTATATCTCTAACTCAAGCACTGCAACACCTTTGATCTTTGGTCAATTTGATCCAGCAGGTGGAGCAACTACAGGAAGAGTAAAGATTAATGGTAATCTTGAGATCAATAGCAAGACTCCAGCATCAGCATCTGCTACAGGTGTAGTTGGAGAAATTGCCTGGGATGCAGACTATATCTATATCTGCACTGCTACTAATACTTGGAAACGAAGTGCTATAGTAACATGGTAAAATTAACTAATGGAAAAGGATAAATAAATGAGTCTTTCTAAAAGATTGAGGGCATCTGAAGAAGCCAGAGACATGAACAGTCAGTATATTCTACCTCTGATTCCTCCTCGTCCATTATTTGGTGTTGCTAATACTGGTACATATGTTGACACAGAGTCTGCTATTCGTACATCTACCGTTTATTCTTGCGTAAGACTACTTGGAGATACTATCTCTTCATTGCCAATGGGTGCTTATGTACGCAGAGGTCGTAATCGTCTTTCATATCAAACAGTATATGGCTATACACCAGAATGGGTTAATAAGCCAAACCCAGAATCAACAAGACTAGAATTTATTGAGCAAGTAATTACTTCTCTACACCTACATGGTAATGCATTTATTTTGACGGTACGAGATGATAATGATGAAGTAACAGAACTATATGTACTAAATCCAAATGAAGTAAGAATTGAAAGACCTATTCCAGGAGAACCACTTGTGTATAGAGTTAAAGATGTAGACAACAATCTATACGATCAAATTCTAACAAGCAAAGAACTTCTTCACATTCCACTATTTAGACTACCAGGATCACACTATGGATTAAGCCCAATTGGTGCTTGCCGTATGTCTGTTGGTATTGCACAGGCTTCTGATACATATGCTGCATCATATTTTGGTAATGCATCAAATCCTGCTGGTGTTATTGAAGTTGCAGGTGAACTAAACGCAGAGCAAGCAAGAGATATTGCAAGCAACTGGCAAGAATCACACTCTGGTCCATATATGGCTGGTAAAGTTGGTATTCTTTCTGGTGGTGCTGCATTTAAGCCATTGCAACTAAACGCTGCAGACGCACAACTCATAGAGGTCAGAAAATTCAATGTGGAAGACATTGCAAGAATATTCCGTGTCCCATTAACATTGCTAGGACACCCAGTTGCAGGTTCTATGTCTTACTCATCTGTAGAAGCACAAAACCTTTCATTTGTACAACACTCATTGCGTCCATTGCTAGAGCGTTTGGAACAAGCACTATCTCCATTACTTCCTGAGTCAGATGGATTTATTCGCTTTAATCTAGATGCACTTTTGCGTGGTACTACAATTGAGCGTTTTGATGCATACACAAAGGGACTAAGAGAAGGCTTCTTGTCACTAAACGATGTACGCAATTACGAAGACTTATCATCACTTGGAGAGTCTGGAGATCAATATAGACTTCCTCTCCAAAACATTGATGCTAATCAAGCACCACTTGTTGGAGATAAGATGAAGGCTGAGATTGCTTCTATTCTGGTCCAGGTTGGTTACAACCCAGATGATGTGGCTAAGATGCTAGATATGACAGATCTAAATCACACAGGACTTCCTTCTGCACAATTGCAGCAGGTATCTTTGGTTGATCCAACAGATCCAAAGGCTGCATACAGTGATGAGGTAAAAGAATAATGGAAGAACTTAACTCAACAAACAATAAAGCAAGGAGTAAGATGAAGAAGACAGAACGCCGTACCTTTACGGTCAGAAACATAGAGGCAAGACAGGCAGATGACGGTACTATGCGTATGGCAGGCTATGCTGCAGTATTCAATGAGGCTTCCTTGCCACTACCGTTTATTGAAAAGATTGCACCAGGTGCATTCACAAAGACACTGCAAGAGACACCAGATGTTCGTTTATTGACTAACCACGAAGGATTACCTATGGCTAGAACAAAAAACGGGACAATGAGACTCTACGAAGATGAAACAGGATTATACTTTGAAGCAGAACTAGCAAACACGCAAGAGGCAAGAGACCTTTATACACTTGTTGAGCGTGGTGATGTTGACCAAATGTCATTTGCATTTAGAGTAATTCGTCAAAACTGGAGTAAGGATCGTACAGAAAGAACCCTTACAGAGGTCAGCCTTGCTGATGGTGATGTATCAATCGTCACATATCCTGCATATCCAGCAACTTCAGTAGAAGCAAGAGAAGCCCTAAAGA